TGGCGATTCCCGGAAGTCCAACAACGCCAGCGTTACTGATATTGCGCAGCTCAAACAGGCTGGCTTCAGCGTGGTAGTGAATGCCGCAAACCCGCCGGTGAAGGATCGCATCAATTCAGTGAACGCCATGTTCTGCAATGGGAACGGGGAGCGTCGCTACAAAGTGAACGTAACACGCTGCCCGGTCTATACAGACAGCCTGGAGCAGCAAGTATGGGCTGCCAACGGCGAGCCGGATAAATCCGCCGATAACGATCACCCAAACGATGCTGGTGGCTATTTCATCGTAAAGCAATTCCCGATCATTAAGCCGACCGGCAAGGTTACCCAACTACGGATCTGATTCCATGCCTGACATTTCAACACCCAATCTGGACTATGGGAACATGGTCGAGGCGTGGGATATCAACGATGCCCTGATGGGCGGCACGCTGTATATGCGCCAGCTGGGCGAGTCATATCTCCCGCGCTGGCCGAAAGAAGATGAAGAGGATTATAAAAAGCGCCTGGCGGTGGCCACGCTGCTACCGGCATACGAAGAGACGATCAACCAGAACGTCGGACGTGTGTTCGCTGAACCGATCAAATTGGGCGAAAACGTCCCGGGCCAATTACGCCAGTTCGCGAAGGATGTAGACCTTGAAGGAACCCGCCTCGATGTCTGGGCGCAGGCATTCTTCAGTCTGGCAATGCAATATGGACTCTCCCACGCGCTGGTGGATTACCCCAGGGTGGACGCCGAACAGGTAAGGACTAAAGCCGATGAAAAGGCCACCGGGGCTCGGCCATACATCACTATGCTCAACCCCCGGCAGGTGATCGGCTGGAAGTCGAAGATGGTCGGTGGCAAGGTCGTGTTGACTGCTCTGCGCATCAAAGAAGTGGTGGTCGAGGATGGCGATGACTTCGGGCAGACAAAAGTGGAACAAATCCGCCTCCTGACGCCGGGTAAGGTGGAAATCTACCGCAAGTCTAATGGTGCCGATGGGGTGGCGAGCTGGGTGATATTCGACGAATGGCGGACCTCTCGCCAAGACATCACGCTGGTCACGCTCTATACCAAACGCACTGGCTTTATGTGCGGCTCACCGCCGCTACTCAATATGGCGCTGCTGAACGTTAAGCACTGGCAGAGTCAGAGCGAACAGGACAACATTCTTCATGTTGCCCGGGTCCCGATCCTAACCGTGTTCGGCCTCGAGGAGGGACAAGAGCTGGTGATTGGCTCTTCGTCCGCCACGTCATTTTCCGATCGCCAAAGGCAAGGGCTCGAATACGTTGAGCATACTGGCTCATCAATCGGGGCCGGCAAAGAGTCGCTGGCCGAGCTGGTGGAACAGATGCGCCAGGCTGGCGCGAAGCTGCTGCGAACTGATAACACTTCGACAAAGTCTGTAGACCAGACCTCAGAAGAGAAAATGCAGGAGCAATCGCCACTCTACACTATGGCCACTAGCCTTGAAGATGCGATCGACAACATCCTGCAGATTATGGCTGAGTACATCGGCGAGGCGGAAGGTGGCAATGTAGACGTCCGCACAGAACTGGATGTTGAGTCGAAAGAGTTTAATCCGCCGGCGGCGCTGGCCATTCAGGCTCTGCGCCAGGGTGGAGACCTCCGCCGTATTGATGCCATCAAAGCCCTGCAGAAGCTCAGTCTGATTGATGCTGATGCGGATCCTGACAAGGTGTTGAGCGAGCTACTGACCGAATCGGCCTCACTTACAGAGCCGTTGCCAGACGAGGTGTGATATGTCCCGTTCCGTCAATGACAGGCTCCAGGACGAGACCATAGCACACGGACTGTACGTGACGCGCTACGGTACCGGCGTCGGTCGGCGCATGGTAGCGCTTCTGAACAAGATGGATGCAGACCTGGCTGCAAGGTTGCTGGTGTTGCTGGACGGTAAGCGCGCGGACAACTACAGCGCCCGCCGCCTGGCCTCGCTACTGGCAGGTGTTAGAGACCTCAACCAACAAGCCTATGAACCGGTTAACGTGGCGCTGGCGCGCGAACTAACGCGTTATGTTGATTATGAGACTGGCTATCAGATGGACCTTTTCAGCAGCATCATCCCTGAGCAGATCCTTCGGCATGTGCCACTCCAGAGCATCGCTTCGGAGCAGGTTTACGCCGCGGCTGCGGCGCAGCCCTTACAGGGACGGTTGCTTAAGGAGTGGGGGCGGAAGCTGGAATCGGATCGCCTGGACAAAATCACCAACGCTGTTCGCTCTGGCTTCCTTCAGGGTGAAACCGTTGAGCAGATTGTCCGTCGCGTTGCCGGCACGCCGCAGCTTCAAAGGCAGGACAGCGTCATCAACACATCCCGGCGCGATCTGGCTGTTGTGGCCCGCACAGCGGTGAATCATATGGCCGCCACGGCGCGCCAGGAGTTTGCCCAGGCCAACAGCGATATCGTGAAGGCCAAGCAGTGGTCCTCCACGCTGGATACGCATACCAGTCAGTGGTGCATCATTCGCGACCGCAAACTCTACACCCTGGACGGCAAGCCGCTGGGGCATGTGGTTCCGTATCTCCGCGGCCCAGGCAAAATCCATTTCTGCTGCCGCTCCGGCGAAATCCTGATCACCAAATCGTGGGAAGAGTTGCAGATAGCCTCAGGCGAACTGAGCAGCGCCACACGGGCCTCGATGGACGGGCAGGTGCCAGCGCATACCAGTTATGCCGACTGGCTTACCCGGCAATCATACGCGCGGCAGGAGCAGGTGCTGGGCGTCACCCGGGCGCAGATGCTGCGTGACGGCAAAATCACCGTGCCGGAGATGTTCAACGATGCCGGAGAGTTTCTTACCCTGGACGAATTGCGCCGCGTGGATGCGTCAGCGTTCGAGTAACACGAACCTCATCAACATCAGGCTGCCTCCGGGCAGCTTTTTTTATGCCTGCCGCTGAGCGGATGCGATGCGGTGACCGGGTCGGATGGCCCACTACCAATAGCCGGAAGGCTGGAGCAAAACAATGAAACTCAAACTTGATGCTAACGGGAATGTGGTCGTTGAAAACGGTATGCCTGTGTACGTCCATGATGACGGAAAAGAGATCCCGTTCGATGCAGCCGCAGCGATGACCAAAATCACCTCCCTTAATGGCGAGGCCAAAACTCACCGCGAAGCGAAAGAGACGGCGGAAGCCAATCTCGCAAAATTCTCCGGCATCGCCGACCCGGCCAAGGCGCTCGAAGCCCTGGAGATGATGACCAAAATCGACCAGAAGAAGCTGATCGATGCTGGCGCCGTCGACCAGGTAAAAGCTGAGATTACCAAGGTATACCAGCAGCAGTTGGAAGAAGCGAACGGCAAGACCAAGCAGCTGGAGAGCCAGCTCTACGACGAGATGATTGGCGGCCGCTTCGGTGGCTCCAAGTTCATCTCCGAGAAGATGGCGATCCCGACTGAGTTCGTGCGTTCCTACTTCGGGCAGAACTTCAAAATCGAAGACGGCAAGGTTGTGGCCTACGACGGCCAGGGCAACAAGGTGTTCTCCCGCACCAAGCCCGGCGAGCTGGCAGGCTTCGACGAAGCGCTGGAATCTCTGGTCGAGTTGCATCCTCAGAAAGACTACATCCTCAAAGCGTCCGGCAACAGCGGCGGCGGTTCCCACCAGTCGCAGCATCAGGCCGGGCAAAAAACCATGAAACGCGTTGCTTTTGATGCCCTGCCACCAGCGGAACAACAGGCTGCAATTGGCGGCGGCACGAGCATCGTCGATTAACCGAAAGGAAAAATAAATGTCCAATACTTTGACTGGCCTGATCCCGACCATCTATACGGCGCTGAACCGCGTTTCCCGTGAGCAGGTCGGCTTTATCCCTGCTGTGGCCCGTAACGCCAAAGCCGATGCGGCCGCCAAGGACCAAACAGTTACCGCGCCGGTGGCCCCCAAGACCACCACGGTTGATATCACCCCGGCGGCGACCGCACCGAACGATGGCGATCAGAACATCGGCTCTGTGGATGTCAAAATCACCAAATCAAAAATGGCCCCGGTCAAATGGAATGGTGAAGAGCAGCTGGCTATTGGCCCGTCAGGTAACTATGACGTTATCCTTGCCGACCAGTTCTCGCAGGCCTTCCGTGCACTGGCCAATGAAATGGACGCCGATCTGGCGGCGCTGTTTTACAAATCCTCCCGCGCTGTTGGCGCGCCAAAAGATACCCCGTTCAGCATTAAGGACGATCTGTCCGATGCAGCACTGGCCCGGCAGATTCTGGTAGATAACGGAGCCCCGACTACCGACCTGCGTATGGTGCTGGGGGGCGAAGCGATGGCATCCATTCGTGGCAAACAGTCCGTACTGTTCAAAGCGAATGAGGCGGGTACGGACCAACTGCTGC